TGAATCGAATCAAGAAGCTTTGTGCGCTGAGTGAGGTCTACAGCCACACTGTTATTGTAATTGATAGTATTGAACTTGGAGAAAAATGACTCTGCCATGTGTTAAACCTTAAAGAATGATTTGTCAGCTCTACTACCGCCGAAGTCATTGGAAACGTCTTCTTTCAACCAGTACTCGATTTCCATCAGAGTAAGGCTCAATGTAACCTCAACAGGGGCATTGTCCTTTGTGTCAAAGAAAGAGGGTGAACCTGCAGGTGCATAGTTAACTGACATATCAGTGACAACACAGTGCTTAAATGGATACAAGTACTGATCACCAGTGCCAAAGTAGATATTAGCCATGTCAGGATACGACAACAAAGTGCCGCCAGTACCAGCTTGCATACCAGGTAACATGTGATATTTGAACTTCTTAATGATGGTGTTTAAAGTGGATGACTCTTCGGGTGTGGTAGGTGCAAGCTTCCAATCGAAGCTGTGGTGTTTAAAAGTAGGTGATTGAAACAACACTGTCATGAATGGGTTTTGAGCCATACCAGCTAGCTGTAGAATTTGTTCAGGTGGTGCATTCAAACCGATCTTACTAGTGGCTTGAGAAACAGCGCTAATAGCAGCCTGACCAAACTTGCCAGCCATGCCACCTACTATTGCAGCACCAGCAATACCGCCAATACCACTACCACCACCAGCTTTCTGCAATGCACTCTCAATACCTGCACCTACGGCTGGATCCTGATTCACTTCACCCCACTTAGAACTATACTTGTCAACTAGCTGTGCTGGGATCGGAAGCTTGATACCACCAGAAGGCTTCTCAAACACCTGGGAGAAAATCGACTTACGCTCGTATGCAGTGAAATTAAAACAAATCCAAGCATCATAGTTCTCAAGGTCATTGGGAAAGCTATAGTTGCCATTGGTGAAATTGTTGTTAGCTGATTTAGTCTTGTTGAGGATAGCGGCGCCAATCATAACAGCACCAGCTGCAGCAGGTAGGTAAGGTGCAGCCTTGGCAACAACTTTACCAGTCGCCTTCGCAACATCTAATGCTTTACTAGCAACTGTTTTAGGAGGAGATACAACACCCGCCATTCATTTTTCCTTTATAAGTATGACGAATTATTTATTAATAGAAGTGAAACTTATGGCATATTCAGGCTATTTTAAACCAAGAAATCCATCAAAGTACAAAGGTGATCCGTCGAATATTATTTATCGCTCTCGCTGGGAGCTTAAATTGATGGCATACCTTGATGAACGCAAAGACGTCATCAGCTGGGGATCGGAAGAAGTAATCATACCCTACAAGTCACCAATAGACGGTCGCTGGCATCGCTATTTCGTCGACTTCATTGTGACAACATTGAACAAAGAGGGTAAACGTGAGACCTCATTGATAGAGGTGAAGCCAGCATCGCAGACAAAGCCACCCACTGCAGACCCATCGAAAAAGCGCAACAAGAGATACATCACTGAGGTAATGACTTGGGGTGTTAACGAAGCAAAGTGGAAAGCTGCTACTGAGTACTGTCGGGATCGTGGCTGGTCATTTCACATCTTCACAGAAAAAGAGCTAGGGATCACATTCTAATGGCAATAATCAATGAGACCAAAGAGAACCTAACCAACATGAGAGCCAAAGAGGCTATCGAGGTGTTTGGTAGCCCAGAGTACCATGAGCTAGAAAAAACTTATGGCAAATACTTATTCATACCATACGATGTGCCTAAGATAGTGCCTAACAATCTCAGTAAGTTTGTTCAGTTCTACTATAAGAATGCAAAGTATGCTGATAAGATGCAGGGTGATATTGCTGAAGATCTGCTAGGCAAAAACAGACCACACAATGCCACACCATATATGTCAATTGATAGCTGTGCTGATACTAATACCATGATCTGGAGTAAAAACTATGTGCCAGAGGTGTTCACTATGTTCCCAGAGCTATTCGACCAAATACATGATTACTTCCCATTTATAGAGCGTGGCTTCATGTGGACCATGTGGTCGAGCGCCAAAGACATTATAGCCCACCGTGACATGAAGTCTATGCTTGATATGCCAATCAGACTGCGCATTAAGCTATGGGACAATAACCCACAAGAGTCACTGTCGATTCATACTGCTCCCATTGGCAAACAGCAGAGCAGAGATATGCCAATCACCATACCTAGCGATACCAACAGTTTCGCATGGAATAATCTCCGCACACGCCATGCCAGCACATACGAAGAGCCATACCGTAAGATACTTCTCATTAGCTTTGCGAATTATCGTGGCAGAGCAATGCAGCAGTACACAGATCTCTTGGATCGTAGTATCGCCAAATACGGAGAGTATGTCATCGAGGACCATTCTACCACGATTTCAGATTACATCTCCATCAATAACCATTAATTTAATTGCATTTAAATGCTATGTTTTTTTAGCATAAATATTCCGAGTTATTTCAACCTGCAGAGAGATCGATGGTCGCATATACTATAGAGAGTATTGTTTCGAAGGCTACAACTAAGGATATTAGCGAGGCTAAGGAGTGGTTTGCCACTGAGGCTAAGAGGATTACTTCTGTTAACGTACCGAAGCTAATGCGAGAGGCAGATAAGACCAAGCTATTATCTACTATTCAGCCAGCATCTATTGGTCGTATGTATATGTTCTTATACGATCCAAAGCTAAAGGAAGTATTACCCTACTACGACAAGTTTCCTCTGATATTTCCTATTGAGTTATACAGAGATGGATTCCTTGGTATTAATCTGCATTACTTGCCTCCAGTATTGAGAGCTAGACTTATGGATCAGTTAGCGACATTGGCTAACAACGATAAATATGACAAGACGACCAAGTTACGTATTAGCTATCAGATACTCAATAATGCTGCCAAGTTTAGATACTTTAAGCCATGCGTAAAGAGATATCTGTTTAATCATGTCGTCTCTAAGTTCCAGTATGTGGATCCGAACGATTGGGCTAAGGCTGTAATGCTACCAACAGAAAGATTCGTCGGTGCAAGAAAAGATAGAGTCTATCGAGATAGTGTAGGATCAGTATAATGCCAGGATTTAATATCAGAGATTTCAAAGCAAATATCAATGGTGCTGGTATTCTACCTACCAATCGATTTCTTGTTACAATTCCTCTGCCTCGAGTATTACAGAGTGCACAGAGTCTTCGTGCTGGAGAGTCTGTTGCCTTTACCGATATCAGTAGATTGTTTAGCTTTAGAGCAGAGTCATTCAAAGCTCCAGGTATCAATCTAGATACTACCGAAACACATAGATATGGTATCGGTCCCAAACAGAAGATGCCATATAATGCCTCGTTTACTGATACTGCTATTACCTTTCTCTCGGATCGTAATGGCGAGATCTGGAATCTATTCTATAACTGGACTAACTCTATCTTCAATTATGGTGGTGTAGAATCGAGTGGTGGTGGCTTTCGTAATGCCTCCTACAAAGCTAGATATCTTACCGATTACGCAGTCGATATCGGTGTTACTCTCTGTGATTATGAAGGTAATTTCTCTAATGAAATCATCATGCACAATGCCTATCCAATCAATATCAACGATGTGCCTCTCAGCTGGAGTGATAACAATAATCTACTAAAGATTACTGTCGGATTTACCTTCCGCGATTGGTCTATCGTAGACTCTGGTATCGCTAATCCAGGTGGTCGTACACAAATTCCATCTGTTTCTCCACAACCCTCTACCGAATTCGGTACTACACCAGTTCCATCTAATCCTGCAGCATCCTCACCACAAAAACCTCTCGTCTCTATCGGACAAAATGAGGTCAATGAAAATACTGGTCGCTTCAATGGTATCCTAGGTACTGGTGCAGATACACCAACATTCCTCCCTGGCTCTTAATCATTTACTAACTGGAGTATATAATGGCACTTCCTAAAATCTCTCATCCTACGTTTACTGCTGAAATTCCTTCTACTAAAAAGAAAATTACTCTGCGTCCGTTCCTCGTCAAAGAGGAAAAGATTCTACTAATGGCAAAAGCCAGTGAGGATCCAGCAGATGTTCTCGCAGCAGTAAAACAAATCGTAAACAATTGCGTTGTGGATGACAAATTCGATATCGACTCTATCGCTATCTTTGATCTCGAATATCTCTTCATTCGTATTCGTGCATCATCTGTCAATAACGTCTCGAAACTAACATACAAAGACTTCGAAGACGAAAAAGAATATACCTTCGAGATCGATCTAAATGACATCAAAGTCGACTTCCCCAAGAATGTCTCGAACAAGATCCAAATCTCTCCAGAGTCTGGTATCCTAATGAAATATCCCTCTGCGTCTCTGTATGATGACAAAGAGTTTCTCAATGCACAGGATGACTCTCTGTTCGAACTAATCGTTCGCTGCATCGATAAAGTATACGATGGCGAAGAAATGTATAGCGCAGCTAATCACAGCAAGAAAGATGTCGCAGATTTCCTAGAGAATCTTGATGTTAAAACATTTGAATCGATTCGAGAGTTTCTACAGAATGTTCCCAAATTGTCGCATGTGATTAACTATAAGAATTCATTTGGTAATGATCGCAAGATTGAATTGAATACGTTATCTGATTTTTTTACGCTTCGCTGAGCCATAATACGCTAGAAAATTACTACCTGATAATTTTCTCTCTGGTTCAGCATCATAAATACTCGATAACGGATATCGAAAATCTATTACCGTTCGAACGAGATCTATATGTTGAAATGTTGATGAAACATCTTGCCGAACTAGAAGAGCAAAGAAGGCACAACAATGGCTAAATTTGGAACAACTAACCCTGACGATGATCCTCTACCACCAGCAGAGCGATATACTCCAAAGACAGAAGCAGTAGTAGCCAGCATACCAGCTGCTCCTATTGCTCCACCATCTCCTAGTGTAACAACTACGACTACATTTACTCCATCTCCTACTGCTGCCAGTCAAATAGCTCCACAAGCACAGGCTATTACTGCACAAGCACAAGCAGATCAAGATCAGAAGATTCTTGATACACAATTAGCCAAGCAAGACGAGCATTGGATGAAGTCATACTGGAGACCAGCAATGGGTTGGCTCTATATGCTAATCTGTCTCGTCGACTTCGTAGTATTCCCAGTCATCGCTATGTTCATGCCAGTTATCCTCAAAGGTGTTGGTATCCAAATGAATTATGTTGCATGGCAGTCTCTAACTCTTAGTAATGGTGGCTTGATTCACCTCGCATTTGGTGCCATTCTTGGTATCACATCGTATACTCGCGGTCAAGAAAAGATCGCAGGAAAGTAATAAATGGCTAAGAAACCAACTGGTGGTCTACGATTAGAAGACGTATTAGGCAGTAAAGACTTCGGTGGCAAGGGAGCAAACAAAGCTCGCCTTGCTGCTGCAATCCAAGAAGCACAAGGATTGAAGGCTGCTGCCAAAGAAGACAAACACACAGTTGGTAAAGCTGTTCCTACTCTCGCACAGTATACCAGAGATCGTAAACAAGACAAGAACGAGTTCAAGCAATCGATCAACAACGTAAGAAATGATATCAAGAATATCAATTCTTCGATCGATAACTTAAAGAAGTCTGTCTCTAATATCCAAACAGGCATCAGTGGTCTAGAAGAGAGTCAGCAAAAAGCTCTCGGTATGCTCGGAGAGATTAGCACTGCTGTTAAAGCAATCCAAGAAGCACAGAAGAAAACTGCAGCGTCTGGTTCTACTGGTACAGGTGGCAGTGGTGTTGGTGCAGCAATTGGTGCTGCTGCTAGTGCTGCATCGACTGCTGCTGATGTCGCTGAGATGGCTAAAGCTGCAGCTCCTACCAAATGGTCCAAGTTCATGGGCTTTCTGGAAAGAAAAGCTCCAAAGCTATTTGCTCGAGTTGGTGTGCGTCTTATGTCCATGGGCGCTGGTATGGCTATTCCAGGACCAGGATGGGTATGGACTGCAGTTAACGTAATTGGTAGTCTCGATCTCGCATGGGAAGTATATAACTATTGGAAAGAGTTCAATGGTGATACTGCTCCATCGTCTGGAGATAAAGGACCATCATCATCTAAAGATATTAAAGATCTACAACAGAAAGCATCTGGTAGTTCAAGCACTGGTGGTAGCAGTAGTAGCAGTGGCTCGAGCACTGGTGGATCGAGTGGATCTGCTACTGGTAAATCTGGTGCAACACCAAGCACTGGTAGCTCTGGCGATTCGTTCGCACCAGCAACTCCATTCTCTGGTCCAAACAAACCAATTCTCGATACTATTAAGAAGAGAGAGTCTGGTGGTAATTACCAAGCACAAGCAAAAGGATCATCTGCGTCTGGTGCATATCAATTCATCGATGGCACATGGCAATCTCTTACTAAGAAGTTTGGTATCGGTACAGAATATCCTCGTGCTGCTCTGGCTCCACCAGAGATCCAAGACAAAGTTGCTGATGCATATATTAGCGAGATTCTATCAAAGAATAACGGAGACGTATCGAAAGTACCACTCGTATGGTATACTGGTAATGCACAAGGTAAAATCTCTGCTGCTGCCATGGCAGTTAATGGTGGTCTAACACCAGAAGCATATCAAGCAAAGTGGATGAAAGACTTTGCTGCTATGGGTGGTAAAGCACAAGATGGTACAGCAACAGCACAAACTCCACCAACAACTGTTCCATCTGCTCCAAGACCAAATATGCCTGGAACATCTGGTGCTACTGGAGCTACTGGCACTGCCAGTGGCGAGCGTTCTACTGGTGGCACAAGACAAGCAGCATTAGATACATCGTTCAGTCCAACTCCAAGTGGTGGTCAGCAAGTTGGTGAGAAGCCACAACTTACTACTATTAGAACAGCAAGTGGTAAAACTGCACAGGTTGGTGTCGAGTATGCCAAGAACATCCAAGGATTTGTTAATGATCTTGAAGCAACAGGCTATAAGATTAACAGCATTGGTGGATATGCAGACAGACCAAATGCGAACAATCCAAGAGTAAAATCATACCATGCAATGGGTGCTGCGATTGATATCAATCCAGAACAGAATCCTAATCGTTCTACCAAAACAGATCTACCACCAGAAACTGCTAGCCTAGCTGCTAAGTGGGGTCTTGGTTGGGGTATGAATTGGAGATCAGTAAAGGATCCGATGCACTTCTCTGCTGCGAGAGCAGAACAAGGATCATTCGATATCAATCGTGGTGGTGCTATGGCTGGTGAAGTGCAAGGTGGAGCAGCAACTGGTGGTGGTCCAATGGCATTTGCTGGTGGTCAACCAATTGGTGGTGGCATGGGTGGTATGCGCATGCCTGGTATGGGTGGTGGATTTGGTGGTGCACTCGGTGCAGCTGCTGGTGGTATCATTGGTAATCTTATGCAAGGTGGTGCGCCATCTGCTGCAGCAAGACCACAGAGTGGTGCACCAACAGGATCTGCTGGTAAGATATTCAGTGGTGTCGATTACCAGTCTAATGGTAAACCAGTAGTTAATCCAGATGGCTCTATTAACTG